GTTGCCCTCGTTGTAGGCGATGATGGTGCCGAATTCCCAGCGGACTTGCTGGCCCCAATGGTGGCCGGTGTTTTGCACTAAATAGCCGATGGCGCTGCTTTGTGGGTCGCCCACTAGCCACTTGTCATAGGCCCAGACCAAATTGCGTGCGCGGTATTGGGTAAAGCCGACAATGGTGCTGGTGAGCGTAAACCAGACCTGATCGCCAAGCGCCTCGGATGCAGATGCGTCGTAGACCACGGTGCGGTCTGGCAGGTGGACGTAGAGGTGCTGGTGGTTCTTGTCGTTGCGTGCTTCCAGTTTGACGGTGGCAAGCTGTTCTTCGGTATAGGTCAAAAGCAGTTGGTCGATTTCCTGTGTGCTGATCTTCTGGGTAGTGGCTGCTGCCCCGATGTATATGCCTGGGGCTTCGTTTCTGCCGCTGCCCAAAAAGGCGATGCGCTCCAAGTAGACGCAGCAGGCAAAGGTGCCGACTACGCCTTTTTGGATTTGAGCGCCGTCGATACGTGCGAATGGGAACAAGTCGCCGCCTACGTTGTCGAACACTTCGATAGTGTTGCGGTTGAGTGCATAGACCTCGTTTCTGAGCTTGAGCAATGCAACCACTGGATCTGGGTCCACCTCTGAGCTTCCGTATTTGAGGGGGTTGACCTGGGTGGGATCGTTCAACTCGGTGACGATGAGGAACTCGCCGTCGGTGGTCATGAAGTAACCGTCAACCCACACCAAGTCTAAAACGACACCCAAGTCGGTGTCTGTTACTTGCGTGAGTGCGCCGTTCCAGTAGTACAGGCGACCACCGGATACGATGGCCAAGCGGTCGAAGCTGTAGTCGAACGTCACTGAGGTATTGACTGGCCCACCAACATCGCCCAGAACTGTTACCGCACCGGTGCTGGCCACGGTCACTAGCTTGGAGCCCATGACTCGATAGCAGATGCCCTGCCAATTGACACCGCCACGGTCTGTGCCTGGGCCTGCGCCGTTGGCCACGATGCCGTCACCGGGGCGCAGGAAACCGTTGCTGATGCCAGACTGCTTGGGCACTGGCACCATGTTGACCGGGTAGGAGGTGCGCAGCTCTGGGGTAGAGTCGGCATAGATGCCGTTGAGGATTGGGATTTGCATGGCTTACCACTTAACCTTTGATGCCCACCATGCTGCGCTCAGTTTGCCCTTGGCAATGTTGTCAGCGTGCCGAGCTTTGAATGATTCGCGCCGCGCTTGGCTGGCCTTGGATTCGCCCTCTTTTTTGGGAGAGCCGGACACGCCTTGTTGACCGAAGCGAATGGTTTTCACCTCGTCACCAGACTTGGCCACCACAACGTGTGACTTGGTAGGGTGCGAAGGCGTGCGCTTGGGCTTGTTGTAGCCCTCGACGCCTGCGCGTGCCAGTCTGGTGTCTTTGGTGGCCATGGTCAGAAACTGATGTAGAGCTTGAAGGCTTCCAGCGTGACGACGTTGTTGGCCGTTGCTGGTTGCGCTGTGAAAGCAAAGGTTTGGTTCTGCGTTGCGTCCACGTTCAGCACCACGTTTGCGCCAGTGGAGAGACCGTGGCCGACCTGGTTGGCTGCGTTGCTGATGACCTGAGAGCTGCCACGGTTGCACATGAGCTTTTGAGCGCAGGCGCTGGCGTTGTTGGCCGCGCTGACTGCCATGAGCACGCCGCCGCCGTAGGTCATGCCGATGTTCTTGGCTGCTGCGCTGTTGGTGAGGCTGTAGAGCGCATCGATCTCCATGCCGCCGCCGACGCCCATTGACCAGCCTGGGACAACAACAGACGCCAAGGTGACAGCTGTGTTGGCCACGGCTGCGACTGCGACGCCGTACCAGACCAGGGCTGTTTGCGTGCCGGACTGTGTGCCGCTGGTTGTAACTGCTGCGCCGCCTGCCGAGGTGGAGACTGTGAAGGTGTTGGCCGACAGCACGGTTTTGACGTAGTACGTGGTGTTGATGGCTAGGCCTGTGGGCAGTGCGCCTGTGGTGGTGAAGCGGATCGTGTCGTTGACTGACAAGCCGTGGCCAGTCCATGTGACCACGCCAGGGGCTGCGATGCTGATGGTTACGGTGGATGCGATGTAAGGCAAGTCGATGGTCACCTCGTCTGTGGCCGTGTCAGCGTCCAGCACCTCATAGAAGCCTGTGGTGGCTGTGCCGCCAGTCCAGGTGATAAACAGGTCTGAGCCTTGCGCGACTGCATTGGTAAGGCCATGCACGCCTGCGCTGACCAGCTTAACGTCGCCTGCGTCGTCGTCATAGGTCAGGGTCACAAAGGTGGCCGCAGGTTGCACCAAACTTACAGGCTCAAGGCTGCCAAGCACCAGCGCAGGGAAGCTGCGCAGCTTGGGCTGTGTGCTGATGTCGTATTCGACCTGAGCGTTGCGGCTGGAGATGCGGATGACGCGATCTTGACCGTATGGGCCAAAGGTCTGGGCGCTGTTAAACAGGCTGCCGATGGTGGTGTAAATCCATGCTTGGCCTGGGTAGGCTGTTTGAAGTTGGACGGTGGTGGGCTCGTTGCCTGTGCTGCCGATGCTTATCAACTGGCCTGCCGCGATTGGCAGATCAACGTCGTTGGTGGTGGTCGATGGCTGAATGAACATGGGGATCTCCTTGGATGGGGTTTAAGCGATGCGATACCAGCTGTTGGTGGCCTGCACGAAGCGCACTCGGAAGTTGTCTTGCGCGGCCAGCGTTGTGGGCGCGCCGTAGAGCTGTGCAGCGCCGTTGGCCGCAAGCGTGAATGTGGTGATCTGCTGTGTGGTGGTGACCAAGACCTCGGTTCCGTCTGGCGTCTGAGTGTTCAAAGGCAGCGTCACTGTTCCTGTGGCCAAGGTGCCAGCGGGCTGAATCAGCATCCACTGTTGCTGTGCGACTGGTGTCGGCACGGCCACGTTGAAGCCAGTGCCTGGCGTGAAGATGCTTGTCGCCAAAGTCGGAGAGGCGAAACTTTGCTGGAAGTATTGCAGCAGCTGGCTGATTGAAACCCTGCGTGCGTCGCCGTTGTTGGGCACGTAGATCGGGAGCTGGTCGCCACCGGATACTTGCGTGAGGGGTGAAAGTTGGTTGATCGTTGGCATGGGTGCGGTTCCTCAGTTGTATTCGATGGGGCCATCGCCACCGGCCAGGACTGGATCGACGGGCGGACGGATGAAGGGGTTGTCGTAGACGCGCCAGGGCTTGTTGCCTGCGCCTGCTGGCATGGTGCTGGGCAGTTGTTGCTCCATGGGCATGGCTGCGCGTGACAGGAGCGTGTTGTACGACTCTTTGGCGGTGGCCTTGGTGTCGGGCATCACCTGCTTGCCGTAGGACGGGGCCAGCTTGATCGCCAGGTTGGTGTAGATTGCCTCGTTTGAGCTGTCTGGGACGTTGGTTTGCTCGTCGAGATCGCTGTCCTGGGGGCTGGATGGCAGAGGGTAGCCGAGGCGGATGCCGAGGGCGTTCCATGCGGCCATCATGGTGTCCAAGCGCCGGAGGGCAGATTGCATTTGCTCTGGCCCGAGGTCAAAGGCGTAGGAGGCCAGTCCGATCTCGTCGAAGGCCTGCTCGATAAATTGGCGCTTGGTCCATCCCATTGTCATTCTCCAGTTTGCGCGGACAGTCTGTCCTGGATCAATTGTCCCAGCTTTTTGTCCTTTGTGCGACCGTCGAAGCGGATGCCAAGTTCTGTGGCCTTGGCCTCCAGCTCTGCGCGGGTGGGTGGCGTGCCGTCTTCTGGTACTGTGTCCACGACTTGCACGGCCTGGGCTTCTGCTTGGGCTGCTGCCTCTGCTTGCTCGCGCAGCAGGCGGTGATTGATGCCGTCAATTGGCTTGGATGGCTTGCGCACCTTGACGGGCTTTTTGCCCTTGCGAAATTTAGGGGTGAGGATTTTGTCCTGCATCACTTGGCCTTCTTTTTTATGGGCTTGGCAGTCTTGGCGGCTGCTTTGAAATCTGCGGCTGTGGGTGCGCCTTTGGCACCGGGCTTGCGCATCTTCTCTTTGCTGCCTGCTTCGATGCGTTCGCGCTTGGCGTTGATGTTGGCGTAGAGACCTGGTTTCATTTCATGGCCTTCTTGGGTGCTTTGCTTGGCTTGCCTGCTGCCTTGGCTGCTTTCTCGGCTGTGCTGAGTGCGATGGCCACGGCTTGCTTCATGGGCTTGCCTGCTTTCTTTTCCATCTTGATGTTCTTGCCGATGGACTTGCTCGAATAACCTTTGGTCAATGGCATGGGGTTCTCCTATTGCAAAAAGGGGGGCCGAAGCCCCCCAGTTTTTTGGCCAGATTACTGGTTGAACAACAAGATGCCGGACATCTCGGGGTTCTTGTTGACCACGCCGAACAAAGTGTCCATGCGGTACTTGATGGTCATGCTGTCGATGTCGTAGAACTTCTGCAAGACCAACTCGATGCCTTGGTCGGTGGTGGCACGCATCACTGCGACGCCAGCGTCCGAAGGCACTGCGTAACGGCCAGGTAAGATTTCCAACGAATCACGCTGCCAGAACACGTTGACCGAAGCGGCGTTCACGTTCAGGAAGGTGATGGCTGCGGTATCGGAGGCGGTAGCCACTTCCACGTTCTTGTACTGCAACTGAGCGTCGGTTGGGGACACGCCTTGAGCGCCGATGATCGGAGGGGTGATCACCAAAGTTGTGCCACCGGCTGGGACGCTCACGACACGGAAGGTCTTGAGCTGGCCTGTGGATTGCTTGGTGATGTGGTGCACGGCGAACACGCCAGCGATTGTGAAGGCATCGCCAGCAACTACGCTAGCAGACGAACTTACGGTCACTGTCTGGAAGCGGTTGTCCACGTTAATCTGACCGCCGACGGATGTCGAGGTGGCCTGGGGCGTGTAGTTCGCTTGTGTGCCTGCACCGCTGGTGTCGATGGTGATCGAGCCGCCGCCAGCTGCTGCTGTTTGACGGTTGGCGTAGTCCATCTTGTAGGTGTCGAAGCCTGCGACCATGCCGACGTAGCTGCGCTCATAAGCCTTATCGGACTTCTGGTTGCCAAAACTGCGAGCAGTGCCAACCAAGTTACCGGCCAAACCGTTGTAGTCGCGGCTGGACAGAGCCATGAAGCGGTCATAGTCTGGGACGCCTTGCTCGTTCATGATGGCGTCGCACAAGGCCACGTCGTCATAGTCACCGGCAGCGGCTGCGATTGGCACAACCAACGAACCCAGGCCAGCGGCAGAGTTCATGATGGCGATGTTGATGTCGCTGGCCAGCTTTTGCTTGGCGGACTCACCGAGGCGGCCTTCTTGCAAAGCGTCGCGCAGTTCAAGGGTTGTCATTTCCCAAGGCACGGTCTTGCTGAAGCCCAGAGTGGCGGGTACGGCCAACTGTGTCATGCCCTGATAGCCAGGGATCGCAGTACCGGGGGTGCTGTTGATCGACTGAGCGATGTAGGGCTGTGGACGCCAGATGGTGTTGTTGGCGCGTTCCATCATTGTCTGATCTGTGCTGTAGATGTTGACGTGACGGGACAGGACCAGCGCGTCCTGGAAGCCTTCGAGGAGGTCTTCAAAGGCAACGCGCTCTTCTTTCGAGAAACTATTGGACATGGTATTTCCTTAAAAAATCATTTGGATGAAGCTGCTCGTTTCTGCGACTTGTACTGAATGACCTTGGTCATGTTGCCAGTACGGGCAGCTTCTTCGCGCAGCCGTTCGAGGGTTGAGTCCACCGCCCCAGAGACTCGGCCAGTTCCTGACACGATTCTTTCGGGCGGCGGGGCTGCCTTGCGGTTGGTAACTTTCAAGTCTTTCTCCAGTTTCGCTACCGCAAAGGCAAACTTTACGGGGTCTTTGATGGCGGCCAGTTCCTGCGCCTTCTTGGGGTTTTTTCCGAGTGCGTAGACGACGAGGGCGGGATTGTCCGCACCTTGCAGCATGACGCCTTGCTGGGTGACGTT